GTCATGTTCTTCAACAGGATCGTAAGCTGTTCTAAACTTCATAGTTTCACCTCCTTTCGCAGGCGCCTAGACGCGGCGGGCGTGGCGTACAAAAAAAAGACGATCTCTTTCGAGACCGTCCTTTTTATGGTACGCTCTTTATTATTTTATCATTTAGCAGGGCATTCGTCAAGATCACATACGTAATCTACGGCGCGACCAACCAATAGAGGAACGCGGGATTCGTCAGAACTGTCAATATAATAACGGCCATCAGAATCGCCAAGGTTACCGACATAATGAAGACTGAAATCTTCAGGATAACTGTTAATAAGCGTCTTATCATCGTTAACTAACCCTTCGAAAGCTCGCAGCGCAAGCATATCATTGTGGTAGACCTGTGGAGGGCTGAATTGTTCAGCCTTGGAATCATAAATGCAATAGAGTCTCAGTAGAACCATCTCCTTTTCTAAGTGCGACTAGATACCTACGAATCATGAGGTATAACGTAGCTGATATGACATAATAGTCATTATCTAGGCGAATAACTCTAGAATCATCAGGTTTAAGGCGGTAAGCGGCATATTTGCTTCCGCAAAAAGAATAATTGAATAGAATATTATGATTGCTACAGAAATTTTCAATAGCTTCAAGTTCGCTAATAAGCATCACCTCATTTCTGATTTAATAATAACACAGTCACAACACCTTGTCAAGTTTTCGGCCAAGAAAATGCTTATATTTGCCTTCCTGAACGCGACAGCGATCAACAAGGCGCTCGAAAGTATTGTTCTCCAAGTTATGCAGCATCTTCTCAATACGGTTGCTGCGAATAAACTCCATCCAGTGAGGATGTGTTTCATCGAATTTATTATCATAATAACGAGGAGGACGCATTTTCCTGCCATTGATGACAACGAAATCATTAGCATAACACTCTTCACCGTGCTCTTCAAGCCATTTTCCGCCTATGCCGGGACGATTGGATGCCAGCATGAACTCAGGCGTACGGCCATTATAATGAGCCGAAGCATTACTTCCAGTCTGCTTTTTCACTATATAGCGCGCGACATAGGCAGCAGAATCGAAGCTAAAGTCACCAATAAGGTGCATACCGTATTTCCAGACCTTCGCAAAACGAGCAGAAGTATAAGTGTTATAACCGTCTGTGCGGAACCGAAAAACTTTGTCAGCGAAATCAATATTAAACAATATATAATGATAATGGGGACGGCCATGAAGTTCACCATATTCACCACAGCCGAGGAAGCGAATACCACTGCCATACTCACGGCGAAGATTTTTCATGAACGTCTGATGAAATTTCTTGCTCAAGCTTCTGTCAGACGGAAGATGATAATCGTCGAACGTACAAGTGACGAAATAAGCTGAGGACGAAGTACGGGCTTCGTGAACAGCTCTGACAGCCCATTGACGAGAATTTTCGAGCCGACAGCCGATACACTGCTTGCAGGAACAACGAATGAAACGGTTATCATTAGCAAGTTCAGGGTGAGCGGCAAGGCTGCCGTAGAAACTATAATGTTGTTTTCCATTTTTTGTAATCGCTCCCTCGACTGGGAGCATAAGAATAGGATTATAACATACCATATTGATCACCTGTACCGATTGTATCAGGATTAAGTCAGAATGTCAAATCCTAAATCCACCTCGTCCTACTCTTTTGAAATTTCTACGTCTAGATTTGGAGGTGCGCCGAAAGAGACGGCGAGAACCTCGTCTAGACAATTTTCGACGTTTCACTTAGCATCCCTCCAGGAACCGAAAAAACGGCTAGTTTTTTTAGAATTCTTATTACCAACTGGCTCAACAAGTTGAGCAACATCGGCTTGAAAGTCCGAAGCAACTTTTTTCGCAGTGACGGTATTCGAAGAAGCTCTACCTTTCAGAGCTTCAATTAGGTCCACAACTTCCTGAATGAAGGGGACAACAACAGTGACGATGAAGGTTAGAATCATAGTAGTTTTATTAGACATAATTTATCTCCTTCCAAAATAGCGACCTCCGAGGAAGCCTATGACATTTTTCACAGCAGAACCAACACCACTAGCGACAGACCTAGGAGCGCCTGTAAGACTTTCGAGATTTTTATAGAAATCACGTTCCATACCTGCCATTTCAGTCTGGATGTTGTCGAAAGCGGCGGCAGAATTAGCGCGATTAGCTGAAGCAATATTATTCAATACACCAGAGCTAAGGTAAGAACCTTGAAGACGAAGGTTTTCAAGTTCCAGATTCATCTTTTCAAGCTCGTAACCGAGACGTTTTTCATAAGTTTGCTCGAGCAGATTCAAATTATTAGCCTTAATCCCATTATCAATAACTACTCCATGGGTATTCTGACGAAAGTAATCAGCTTCTGCGACGTTTCTATCGATCTGAGACGTTGCAAGATGCTCGACGTTCTTCGCCTGGCGTTCAGCGGCACTAGCGGCTCTAGCAGAGTTCATAGTAGAACCAATATCGCTCATGCCGACAGAAGCAGCTGAAGCTCCAGCTATAGAACCGCCTATACCATTGGTCGCAGCAAGAATGGGATTAAGGCCAGCGGCACGCATATCTTCTACAGCCCATTGATAACGATGTTTATAATTTTCAACATTCCAAGCATTAGCCTGTGCGGCATTAGCGGAATTATAATGGTTCTGGACTGCAGAGCCTAGAACAGAGCCAGCAACACTACCTAATGTATCGGAGAGCCATGACATATAACCAACTCCTTTCTAGAAATGGTCAACAAGGCCGGGCGTACCGAACATAGGCATAGGACGAACTGTAGTGTAACGGAAACCTATGTCGAGCAAGAACTCAGGCTCATCTTGAACAGCGATAATGCGCTTAATGGGTGGGTTCTCCGTGATGAATTCCTCATTGAGAGTAGGGGCGTTTTTATAAAACTGAGACAAATGCCAAACATCGAGATTACCACCAGTTACAGAGCTACGGAATTTACCGGTAATCTGCGAAGGCTTGTAACGATATTCAGCGTAACGCTCCTGGTACCCGAAAACAGTAGTATCAGCTTCAGTACCTTGGGCATAAATCTCGCGAAGCTCAATAGCCTGTTCGCCAAGATGGGCGAATGTCGGCCAATAGAAGTCGTAAACAGTAGAACGAAGCCACATCTTATTGATGCCCTGCTGATAAGTAAGGTCGGCACGGGCACAGACGAAACCTATAATATAGCCATGCTCGACGAATGACTTAGTGAATCCATGAAACTTAGCGGCAGTAACACCGTAAGCTGAGAGGTTGCCTTGGGGCGAGGTATCGTCGGTCGCGGAAGTCTGAGCTATTGGATTGACGTTAACCATCTTGGTGAACGAGCCTAAGAATTCAGGACGCTGCAATCGGGCGTCCGGGGAAACCACGCCGAAGAAAGAGCGAAGCACTTCAGTATACCGACTACCACCGCGAGCAAGACGTTCGTAGAACTTCTGCATCTGGAAAGCAGTGCGAAGACTGTTGATGGTGAATATGTTTGAGCTATCAAGATCGGCATAAGCAGACTTAGAAAGCCACGAAGAACCGGGTTGAGCAGTGACAGTAGCTATACCAGAACCGTTAATAGAGTGACCAGCTATAGAGGTGCTATAGCCACCTTGGTAATTCAATGTGCCGTTTCCAGTATATACGCTATGAACGCCGCCACTTTCCGACAGCTGAGCAGCGCCTAAGCTATTATTAGACTGTTGTACGAAATAGCCTGAAACAGGCGAAGGGTCGACCAATGTAGCAGTACCGGCAAGGCCTATAGATACACCGGGTCCCTTCTGCGTCCAAGGCAATGCGGAAGTGAAGTAATCATGACGCTTACCGCGCGGCGGACAGACATAACCGGAAACGGTCATGTCCGAAACCCAAGAAGGCTGGTCATTATAACGAGAAGAATCGAATACTTCATTAGCATCGCCTTTCTGGATCTTGACGGATTTCTGGAGATTTTCGTCCCGGAACCATTCGTTCCAGATGAGGTAGACAGCACGAAACGGAAGAGCGGAAACGTTAATACCAGAGCCATTAGTAAGACCAATAGGCAATCCGAAATAGTCCCATAGGGAACCTACAGACTTAGAGGTATCAGAAGTATCACCAGCACTGGTAGTAGGAATAACATAATCAGTACTATCATCAGGATCCTCCTGCTCGAAGCAGAAGTTCTGCCAGTGATCCCAGACGAGACGGTTTGGGACAAAAAAGAAAAACCAATCGAGATAGATATTATCCATAATAGGCTTAATGGGAGTAGCAAGTCGAGCGAAGTAATTAATAGACATCCTAGTAGTATCGCCAGGCAGTACCTCATCGACGAATACTGGTATGAGCTTGCCTGAATCGAAAGTTGTCTTATAAACATGAGAACGGTCGAACTTAGTTCGACGCATATACATTGCAGGAGCATCGCTGAAGCGATGACCTCGAACTCTAATTTTTCGAGCCAAATTTTCACCTTCTTTGATTGTAAACCTAAGAATTATCCTGAAGAAAATCATTCTTAGGTTTTAGTTTATTTTTGCGTCACCTACGCCAGTTACATCAAGTAAGTAACTGGCTTCGGTGCCGCTACTTTTGTGTTTCTTCATTATTTTTTTCTAAAGTGTTACTTTTTTCTTGTGTCTGTTTATTATTCAAGGACTGTTGTGGTTTATCAGAGGTATAATTGCTACCATACAGACCTTGTTCTTGAAGGTATTCGAGCGTTGCAGGATCATTCAATTGATTGATGAAATTCATGGGATCATGACCGAATTTCGCTCGAACGTAAGCGGGCAGGGTATAGAATTCTTCACGAACTCCGGACACAAGCTCTAACGCTGTACTATAATCACCAGGGAGCGTTGCGTCTCCAAACTGAAGGAAAGCATACTGCGAACTATCGCCGAGATCCAGAGTGGCTATACCTTTCTGACCATCTGCGTACTTATTGACAATATAGTTAATATCAGTTTCATCCTTTTCGTCTTGAACAGTGAGGGAGGGCATTGTGAATTCAATACCGCAATGGTCATGTTCTTCAACAGGATCGTAAGCTGTTCTAAACTTCATAGTTTCACCTCCTTTCGCAGGCGCCTAGACGCGGCGGGCGTGGCGTACAAAAAAAAG